GATAAATGGGATAAGGAAGATGAGGTGTATATTAAGACAAAGATGTTACAGATATTTTGTAACCTAGATATAGAGGATACATTTAAAGTACCTATAAACAACTTTGATTTTGCTATTGATACAGTAAATAGATGTTTTGATGAAAAGACACCTTTAGTCAACAGATTTGAGATGTCTGCTAAAGATGAGTATGGAGATGAGACTATTGTTGAGTTTGGTTTTATACCAAAGTTAGATGAGATGTCATTTGGAGAGTTTATTGATTTAGACACTAATATATCTGATTGGCAGAAGATGCATAAAGCAATGGCTGTCTTATTCAGACCTGTTATCTTTAAGAAGAAGGAGTTTTATAGGGTGATGGATTATGAAGGGAGTCATAAGTACTCAGATGTAATGTTAGATATGCCAGTTAATGTAGCAATAGGTGCGATGGTTTTTTTTTATCGTTTAGGGAGAAAATTACCGAGTTATACGGTGGATTATTTAGTGAAGGTATTGAAGAAGGAGGGAGTTCCACCTCAGCTCAAGCGAACTTTGGACAAAAGTGGGGTTGGTATCAATCAATATTTACAATCGCTAAAGAAGATGCAGCTAGAATTGATGAAGCTACAAGACTTCCAATACATACCTGTTTGATGTATTTGGAATATATAAAGGATAAAACAAATTTAGAGAATGCTTTAATAAAAAGAGCACATAAAAAATAGATATGACACAAGTATATGACTTATTAGACAAGTTAAAGGACGAATTAAGATTAAATAAGCACGTCAATAGTGTTAGTTTCGGAGATATTACCGAAGTTAACCTAAATAAGACAGATATATTCCCTTTAACACACTTAAACATCTCAAATGCTGTAATAAGCTCAAATACTATCACTTTTACACTTCAGGTACTATGTGCAGACATATTAGACTACAATAAACAGGATTATAGCTATGATTTGTTCTATGGCAACGATAATTTACAAGATATAATGAATACACAGTTGCAAGTAGTCAATTTAGTGTACTCTAAGCTAAAAAGAGGTACTTTAAGAACAGAATTACTACAAGTGGACGACAATATCTCTGTTCAGCCATTTAAAGACAGATTTGAGAATGAATTAGTAGGATGGGGAGCTGATATAGACATAATAATGAGAAATGATATAAGTATCTGCTAATGGACACTAGTTTTATAACAATAGCACTTAAAAGACTAGGCGACCAAGTTGTAGATAGACTTCAGCAGCAGTTACAGACAGATAACACTATGGCTAGTGGTAATTTGTCAAGAAGTATTAAAGGAAAAGCAGTAGGTAACGCTTTAACAGTTACTATGGCTGGTTATGGTGGAGCTATAGATGAAGGTATTCGTAAAGGAGGTAGACCAGCTAACGGATACAGAATAAAAGAGTGGTTAAAAGTCAAAGGTATACGTCTTAGAGACAATACTACTGGCAGATACCTTAAACAGACAGATTATAATTACAATAAGATAGCTTTTCTTATTAGTAGAAGTATAGCTAGAGATGGAATAATAAAAAGATTCGGATATAAAGGAAGTAATTTTATAGACAGAGCAATAAACAACACATTAGATGAATTTGATGATGCTATATTAGAAGCATTTAATAAGGAACTAACAAAAGAATTTGATAAAATAAAAACAAATGGCTAAAATAAACGTAAGAAGTCCTTACTTCGTAAACATATCATCTAATAACCTGACAAGTGCAACTATTGAAATTTTAATATACACAGGTGCAGCAAATACAACTTGGCAAGGAAGTCCACAATATAGTTTAAGCTCAACAGCTATAAACAATAAAGTCAATTTTGATATATCAGAACTTATAAAGGACTATATACCAGCAGCATTCAATGGGGTATATCCAGACAAGTTAGATGCTACGGATGATTATACTACAATGTATGTTGATTATCAAATTACATTATTTATAACAGGAGGAAATACACAATCTCTATCTTTAGGAAACAGAGCTTTTTATGCTTATGGCTACTTTGAAGATGGTGCAAATCCTCAATTATTGCAAGGTTACTTACAATCTAATAATGTTATACTAAAAAAAGATGATGCTCCTATAAGAATACCAGTAGATAGTGAAAACACTAACTCAGTAGCTTTCTTTTATCAAGGGCAACAAGTATATTCTTGGCTTCCTTCTACTAATCTTGAAATACAAGACCAAATTGTTTATATAAGCAACGGAGTTAATGGAGCAGATAGCTTTGAAGAAAGAGTAGAACTAGATGGAGGTACATTTGAGGATAATGCTTGTATTGACCAATTTGAAGATGACTTTGAATTACATCCTGTAGATACAGTTTATGTATCAGCAGTAGATGGTTTAACAATAATTAAAGTAGATAATATAGAAGAATGTAAATACACTCCCTACAAGGTCACGTTTATCAATAAGTTCGGTGCTTATCAAGATATATGGTTCTTTAAGAGAAGTAACCTTAGTATGACTAAGAAAGATGAGATGTTTAAGTCAAATATAATAAATAATGGCTCTTATAACACTTATCAACATCAATATGAGACTTTTCACGTTAATGCTAAAGAAACTTTAAGTTTAAATACAGGATTCTATCCAGAATCTTACAATGAAGTATTTAGACAGATGTCTTTAAGCGACAAAATATGGATAGAGTACAACGAAAAGACTTTACCAGTTAGACTAACCTCATCTAACCTATCATTCAAGACTAGATTAGATGATAAGTTAATAAATTACACAATAGAACTAGAATTTGCATTTGATAAGATAAACAACGTAAGATAATATGCGTAGAGAAGTAGAAATATATATAAATACAGCAGGATTTGGTGAAACTGTAACTTATAAGCGATTAGACATCTTTTCAGAAGAATCTATCAACATAACTAACTCAATACAGGATATTAGAGACATAGCTAAGGTATTTACTGACTATTCTCAGCAATTTAGCTTACCTGCTAGTTCTCCTAACAACTTAATCTTTAAACACTACTATAATTTTGATATTATAGGTGGTTATGATGCTAGAGTAAAGAGAGAAGCTTTAATAAAGATAAATGGAGAGGATTATAAGAAAGGATTTCTTAGTTTAAATAGCGTAAGCATGAAAAACGGAGTTGCTTTTGCTTATAAGGCTGTATTTTATGGTAAAACAGTAAATCTTAACTTACTTTTTGGTGATGATGAGTTAGATGACTTAGCTTCTTACTCAGATGCATATTTATCTCAATTTAATCAACTATATACTGCTTCGGTAGCAGAAACAGGCTTTACGGATGGCTATAATCTAGTTTCAGGCTCTTTGCAGGTAAATAACATCGGTAGTACAGCAGGTGATTTATGTTATCCTTTTATAAGTGGTAATTCTCATTATTACTACGACTCTCAACATGATTCAGGACCTCCTTTAAGAGAAGATGTTGTGTCTAGGAACGTAGCTTCTTCTTCTGGAAGTGCTCAACATCCAGCAGGAATATCTTTAATAGATTTAAAACCAGCTATTAGATTATATCACATAATTTTAGGGATAGAAGATAAATATGGCATAACATTCTCTAAAAACGGAACAAATGACTTTTTTAGTACGTCTAATGCTTCATTCTATGAGTTATATCTATGGTTGCATAGAGAAAAAGGAGATTTATCTTCACAAATAGCAATAGCTTCTTTTGAATTGTTTTTAAATCAATATACTTTTGCTACAGGGTCTTCTGACCCTAGAAGTAATTCTAATACTGAATTAGTAGCATCTATCGTATATGATGCAGGAGATACTATAGAAACTTATTATGAGTATGTTATAAATGTCACTCCTTCTGGTTCAGGTGTATATACATTAGAGTTATTTGATTCAGTTTCAGGAGAAGTTATAGGTACTTCAGAGCATTCTGGAGACGGAGTTGCAGTATCTAGGACTTTTACATTAAGAAAAGACGCTTTTACTGGATTTGGGACACAAGTATTTAAACCTGTTCTTAGAGTAAAAACAGAAGATGCAGGT